CTAGTTGTTCACGCATAGCCACCATTGGATCAATGGGAGGAGTGTAAGGGCTTTGAGCCCCCTCTGTTAGATGATCCACCATAGCTTGCATAGGATCGGCAGTAGGAATGGCTCCAGGCTTAGCTACAGGAGTGGGCTCAGGTAAATTCTTAAGCTGACGTTCCATGGCCCGCATACGGGCAAGCTGCTGTTGACCCTTAGGAATAGAGCCGTGGACACCCGCCATAGGAATACCAATTTCATTAAGAAGTTTTCCAATAACTGCCGTTTGCTTCTGCCCCGCTTTTGTACGAGGACGATAAGTCTTTTCTTCAAGCTGCTTGGCAACCTCAGTTTCAAAATCAGGAGTACCGGCTAGCTTATGAAGTACACCAGCACCAGTACCTTGCACTTGTTGGAAAGCACCTGTACCTGCCCACAGGGCAGTTTCACCTAAACCTGTTAGGGCTCTACCAACAATAGTGTCTTCAAAAGGAGTAGCCTCTCCCTTAGCAGCGTAAATGGCTTCAAGGGTTTTTTCTGTCATAACACTATGGCTATCCCGCGCCGAGGGAGTTAGAGCTCTCTTGGCTGATTGGATAGACGCATCTAAGTAATCTCCTGCCCCCAATTCCTTTTGTGCAGGGATTACTCCCATCTTTTGTGTACCTAATTGTTTTTGAAGTATTTCCCAGGCTTGCGCATGAGTAGAGCCTTCCGGCCCATTTACTTCATATTCTTTACCTTCGGGAGACTTAAAAACATAGACTGGCATTTAGGGTTTACTCTTTTCTTTCACTGTCCACCCATCAGGTAGACTTACTTGTGGTTTAGCAGCAGGGGCTGATGATCGTCCTTGTGGTACGCTAGCTCCGGGTAGAGGATTAGTGTCAACCCCTTGACCTTCTAGATTAACACCGCCGGCCATACGTTGTTGAGCAGCAAGAATAGCTTGTTGAATCCATTTCTGTTTCTCAGCTTCTCTAGCTTGTTCAGCCTTAGCCATGTAAGCATCACGTTCTGCTTCAGTTTCAGCAGTTTCAGCCATACGTTGATAGTAGTAGGCTGCCTCAGTGTTAGTCTTTGGCGGCTTTAATGCAGCCCGTTGTGCTGAAAGAGCAGCAGCCTTTTCTCTAGCAGCAGCACCAATGTTTGCCACTTGCACTGCACGAGAAGTTTCACGAGCATCGTTAGATACAGCAGCCAGTTCCGTAGGCTTATTCATAAAGTAGGCTTTTGCAATTTGCATTGCTAGTGCAGCCCCTTGAGGGTTCTTAAAATACTCAGCATGCTTAGGATTTTGTAGTGTGTAGCCTAAAGGAAGAGTGCCCCTATTCTTAGCAGCCGCAGCAGCGGCCCCTAACAGTCCTTGCATTTCTGCATCTGTTTGCTTTAGCTGTGACTCAGACAGCTCACCACGCATTTTAGCAATGTGGTTGTTCACTCTATCCGACATAGGGATTTGACCAAGAACAGCAAGGTTGTCATCAATCTGCTTCTTCATGGATGTGCTGTAGCCAGCGGCTGCATCACTCTGACGGATGTTAGCTTGCTTAACTTGTTGTTCTAGTGGATGATTCTCCACAGCACGTTTTTCCACTCCAAGAGTAGTTGCAAGATCAGCTTTAGCTTTTTCTTGTCCAGTGCTAAAAGCTTGTTCAGCAGGACCCCACATAGAAAAGTTAGGGCTCTGCATAATATCCATTAGTGTTCGGCCGTCCATTACCCACCCCACCCATTAAAGATTACATCAGACCCATAAGGATTCTGCATACCTGTAATATTAGCACCACCACCTTCATAAGTATTAGATTTAAATAAGTTGGCTAATCCTTGGAAAGCTCCCATTTTATTTAACATACTTAAAGTATTGGAACCAAGGCTGTTATTTAGTTTACCCTTAGCTTGGTTAAGATCAAGCAGAGTAGGTTGTAGTGAAGCATACTTGTCTGCTAGTTGTGCTTGGAACTGTGTCTCACGTCCAGCAACATTGCTACGCCGGCCTGTTTGTGCAGCCCGCGCATTTAATGTATTACGTAGTTGTGTAGCGTATGGACTGTTCTGGCCATACAATCCTTGTAGGCTAGAAATTTGCTGACCAAGGGCTTTCTGTTGCTTACGGTTGTTGTAGAAGCCATACAGCATAGAAGCAAGGTCACCCATATTGCTCATCGCAGAACGACCCAGGCCACTACCAGCATTCCCAAAAATAGATGCAAGAGAAAACTCAGGTTGTCCAGCGGATTGAGCAAACTGGTTTGGAGATGGTTGAGAAAAGCTGTCTAAGGCACCGCCAAACCCATAATTAGCATTGGCTGTTTCCATTCCATCTGAGCCAGTTAAGGTCTCATTATAATGACTTGGGGTAACGTCGGTTTGACCAGACATGTCACCACCGCTGCCTTGTAAAGCAGCAAACTCGTCTGTACCACCCCCAACTCCCTCAGGACTCATTAGTCCTTTAAACGCATTACCCATGAAGTCCATAGCACCCTTTCCCGCTGAATTAAGCCCAGATAGGGCAGCACCTGTTAACCCGCTCTTGAGGGCATCACTACCATTACTACCTGTTGCTAAAGAGCCTAGAAAGCTCCCAGCGCCTCTATTAGCCATGCCGGCTGCTATGGGGTTGGTGATACCAGATAAACCCGCTATAGACGTTCCTGGCGTGGCTGGGACATATGCAGAGGGGTTGTTGCCCATTACCGCAGGAGTACCGGCTGCAAGACCCTGTAAACCGCCGCCAATAGCACCACTTAGGAAGCCCTTACCAAAATCTCCCCCTTGTGCTGAAGAAAGGGCGCCTGAAGTAAGGCCATGACCTAGAGCACCACCAGTTACTCCACCACCAAACAAGCTGGAAAGCCCTCCACCAAAAGCCCAACCTGCCGCCATAGGGGCAGCCATACTTACAACTTGGTCTAACGTTGATGGAGGGGACCATACATTCTTAGACCATACTTGTTGACCTTGCGGGTTTAGTACATCCCAAAACTGGTTATTCTCATCATCAAATCTATTGTTGACTTTATAACCGTTTAAAGCACCTAAGAATGATTGATTAAAACCAGACTCATTATTGAAAATCTTACTATCACCAGCATCCCAAGGTAAACCGGGAGCTAAGCTATCTAACAGGCCATGCTGAGCAGGTGCACCTGTTTCATCAGCATAGCCCATTCCTCGGGCTAGGTTTTCCCAATCGACAGGAGCTAGTATTTTATTATCACCACCATAAAAACCATTATTAGGGTCAAATAGAGAGAAAGAACCAGTTTGAAATTGATCGTATTCACCAGCCATGTTATTTCCTTAAGGTTTAGTTGTGCCTAAATCAGTCCAGGTTACTACACCTAAATTACTAATTGTGGCTCTCCAATAATGTCCATTAGGACTCTTCATGACAGGGCCTTTAGTTGTACTGTCAGTGATTATGTCATCTGTTGTGTCTACCCCCTTAACTGTACGGCTTACGGAATTAAGGCCAGCATAACCAGAAACAGCATCTTTGTCAGCAGTATCTTCTTTTGCTGAAAGCAAAGTATCGGCAGCAGTTTTAGTGTAGGCATCAGTAATACCATATCCAGCAAGAGAAGTCGGAGTAGCTGTAATAGAGCTAAAAGGAAAGCCACTTGAAAAACTATTAATTAAAGTTCTTAGCTTTTCATACCAGTCATTCCAATAGCCACTTCCAGGAGCAACCCCTACAGGAAGTGGAGGTAGTTTATTAGCCATTTAGATTACCCACCCAGCATCAATAAATAAGACAACTAGAATATCATGTGTGTTTGTGAAAGCACCATTAGTTGTAACATCAACTCTAAGTTCTTCACCCGCGTTAGTTTGTTGGCCATCAACAGAAGTTACTCGTTTGTATGCGTTTTGAGAAGTAAAATCAGCTTGTGTAAAGATTAAGTTAGTTGCTGGATTCCCTGCAGAGTATGGAGTTACAGTAATTGTACCAGTGAACGCCGCACTGCTTCGTGCTGAAACCCCTACTAGTTTACCCGACACAGGGAGAACAAATTTAGTATCATCTGTCCAACCATATGGATTTAACGCAGTGGTTGCGCTAGCAGCAATATTACTTTTAGTAAAAGGAACTGTAATTAAGTTCCCCCAAGAATATGTAGTCTCAGCACTTACGTTACCTTCAAGAAGAACATCAAATGTATAAGAAGAATCATATCTAATTTGTAGAGTAGACGCCCCAGACACTGTGTTGTTTCTCACGGTAACTCGATTACCTGAGTTTACATTAATTCCATATTTGATTCTATCGGTTGCTCCGGTATCATCAATAATTGTATTACCCTCAATTAACACATCGTAGTTTTGTGTTGTTGGGTAGGAGGAAGAAAGAATGATACCAGCAGTGTCAGTCCCAATGGGGGTGTAGTTTGCTGGGTTTCTAATAGTGTTTTTAGCAATGGTAACTTGTTTAGCACCAATAATACCAATGGCGCATTTACCATAACTTAGTGCCGCTAACCCATAAACACTTCCCCTAAAAGTATTTCCTACAATGGATACATCCAGTGCTTCACTTCCTGCATCATTGTTTTCAGTAAAGATATGCCGTAAGCAATCAAGAAAGACATTACCTTGAATAGTAATCCCTTTAATTGGATAAGAACTACTTCCTGCAAAAAAGACACCACATGCATCTACTAAGCCTGTTCCTGCGTCTTCTAAACGAGTGACTTTTTCAATGTGATTACCAATAATTTGGTGGTTTCCCTCCACCGTTGGACGAGTACCTGTATATGCACTTCCTGTTCTAACATCAACATTATAGTTACGTAATTCAATACCATTTTCCCAAATGTCAATAAAACGATTGCCAATAGCAATTAGGTTAGCACAATCACGTAGTTTAATACCACCATCTACAATGTCATGGAAATAACAGTTAGTGACAATCAGACTTGGTAAGAGATACCCAGCAATAGCGGGAACAGCATGACCAAAACTAAACAAGGTGCGGTTACCATCAAATTCAATATTGTCAAAACGAACACCTTCTACTTCATCTGGTACAAGTACCATGGGTTGTACAGTAGCACCAATCTTTTTAATCTTACCACCACCAAATACTACTTGATTGTCAACAAAACCAGTGATGTTACCTGTGGTGGCAAACGTATACCCTTTAGGAAGGTATACAGGCTTGCCTGTGGCAACGGCATCTGTTAAAGCTGTACTGTCGTCGGTAGTACCGTCCCCTGTTGCTCCAAACAAAAGTGGGTTGGCTACATAATCAAAGGTAGCAGCATCCACCGCATTTAGCCAAGTGCTAGTTACCGTAGTACCTGCTGAAAAGTTAATAGAAGCTGTCATGTAGTTCCTTTGTTAATGTCTACTTCAATGTCCTGAATTCTCATTGGAAAATTGTCTGCATAAGTGAATTTGAAGATGCGTTGTCTAAACCAGCCAAGTTGATAGGTAGCCGACAAGTCTTGTTTAAGTTCAATTGTTCTAGCAGTATTAAATGTTTCATAATCATCATCACTCCACTGCACAGAAATTGTGCTACTAGCAGAAGGACGATCGCCAAGGATGGCAAGTCTGTGCATTGTTTTTCTATTCAATGTACCAAAATCATTTGCTTCAGTGATGATGCTGCAAGTAAAGTTTGTTCCAGCATCGCGGTAAACACTCTCATCAAACTTATACACTGCACTTGTACTATTATCTAAAGCAAAGTATGTACGAGCATTGCTGGTACTAATTACGTTAGTAGACATGAGAATATCAAACGTGCTGTTAGCTTGGAAAGCAAAGCGAGTAACCAGTCCTGTATCTACGTCAATAGCCCAGCTTTTACCACTACCTGCATTAACTAAATAGAATGTGTGTCCTTGGAAAGAAACAATAGCCCCTACCCAAGTAGCAATACTGTCAGTTACAGTGTTTAAATAACGACTAATAGAGGGAGTACCAATTGATTCAATCTTAAAATCCTTAAGCATGAAAACATCAGGCTGTCCTGATGCATCACTACCAATGTAGTAAATGGTGTTTCCATAAACAGCAAAGCCTGCAAGATAGGTATTAATCTTAACAGGCGTGTCGTTTCTTTGCAACGGACTGTCGGGGGCCGCCACTGCGGCGTCCCAAAAGTATTCTACTGACGTTTTACCAAAAGCAATAAGGTAGTTGTTTAGTTTAGCAATCTTAACAATCTTATCTGCTTCCATTTCTGTAGCAATGAAAGTATCGGCTACAAACGAAAGAGGGTTGTTAAGCTTACTGTTCCAAATATTAGCTGTGTTGGTCTCTGCAATAAACAAATAACCATCCAGGAACACTGGGGTAGGATGATGTGCTGGAATGGTAACGTCAGATGCTGTTTCCACTGTGTTAGCAGTGTCAATGGTAATAATCCCGCTTGTGGCAGACCCATCACTTGCAACTACCTTAACAGTACCATCATCATATAGAAACTCACAGAATCCCACTGCGCCTGTGCTAGTAGCAAAAGCATTTGTTAGAGTAGTGCTAGAAGCAGTGCCGACGTTATAGACGTAAACATTACGCCCAACACAATACAGTAGTTTGTTTTCATCTGCCCAGAAATGCATACCCCGAATATTAGAAGCAGCCACTGAAGCAATGGCACTTGCTGTACCACAACGCTTCATGATAAAGCGACGCTGGTCACCTGTTTTACTTTGCTTCACAATCTCCATAAAAACATTGAGGTAGTCTTCATCTTTACCTGCAAGGCCACCATCACGAGTGGCAATTTCACGAAACAGAGAAACTCTTTCTGATGAGTAAGTGTCTTGTGTAGGTGCTTTGCTGTATGCCATTAGTAACCTCGATCTGGAGAAATAAAGAAACTAGCGTCCTCCTGACCAACCATTAAAGCATCTTCAGTATACATCTTAGCTTCTTGCATAAGCAATTGTCTATCAGGAAGAGGGACACCCCATTCAGGAGCAAGCCTAACAGCAAGATTATAAATTAAAGCACTGTACCACTCTTCAGGAAAATCCATTGTTTCTGCAGAAGAAGTAAAATACTGAAAAGGCCTTTGATACACTAAAGTAACCGTAGCAGTATTACTACTTGTTGGGGTTGGCCAAAAACTAATAGTACCATAGTTTATAAAAGGCTGGTAGTTTACTTTTAAAGGGCTGTCTGAGTTTGACGTAGGAAGTTGGTTATACTCTTGACGAGAAATAACTTCCATAGGAATCTTAGCATTATTTTCTGTTCTAATTGCTTGTAGCAGTTTAACAGGAAAAGGGGTGTCTAAGGTCATTCCTGTACCAATTGTATAAGTGCCCGTAGTAGGAGTGAAGGTGTGTTCAGAACGTGCCCATAGAGGCATCCCAACGGCCCTCAGTTGAGAGATGACAGTGTTTAGTGCCATCATTCCATCTGAGTAGTTTTGAGTGCTGGGAGTTTGACCTTCGGCAAGCACACCCAGCTTACGTAACGCACTTTCAATAATTTGATTGCGAGTAAGTTGATACGAATAGGTAGAACTAGTAGTCATGTGCCATGTCCATTTCCGTAAAGGTCAGAAAGAGTGCTGTAAGATATTGTGTTGTTGTCTGCTTGCATACAGTCTGCTGTCCCTAAATCAGCATAACCTGATCTAGTGGAAACATCACAATAACTAACAAAAATATCTGTTCCATCTTTGCTTACAAACTCAGGAAAGGCTATCTCTCCATGTACTTTAATCAGTGTTTGTGGATGACGAGGCTCATAGTCTTTTTTACAAACATAAAGCCCCGTCCATTCCTTTTTAATTTCTGTAGAAGGGAACCAAAATCCGCAGCGATGGCACGCGAACTTATATCCTTTTCCCGGCCAGCCAATGCGTTTCATAAAAGCCCTTTAAGGTTTTTGAACTACTTCATGAAGACGCAGTTCAAAGGTATTTTCCATTTTATCAAGCCTAGTCCAAAGCTCATCTTTGAAGTCACGAAATTCTTCACGTTTAAAGTAAGTATCCTTAATATGTTGAATATCTTGTCGTTGTGAGTTAAGCTGTTCTTTGTTAGTATCGTTTGCTTGCTTCATAAAATACATCGACACCCCAAGAAGTCCATTAATAATTAATGATATGATAAGTTCATTCATTTAACGTTCTCTTCGATATTCAAACGCCCCTAAAGACGGTGGGTTGTACATAACTTTACTACTTGCATCTAGTACATACCCAAGATGACTACCAGCAGAGATTAAAGAGCTATTACTATTTGTAATAACGTTGTTCCCGTTAAGGTATGTAGTACCTGATGCTATGTTACTAGTAGCAGCAGAATGTCCCGCTTCAAACTCAGTCAGTGTAGTGTATTCGGTAGCTCCTAGCTTAAACCCAACATTAGGTCTAAAGTAGTTTTTAGTGAACACCCAAGAAGAGTCATTTACTCCTGTTGTAGCTAAAGAAACATGACGAATGTCTTGGTTAAAGACACAATTTTTTACTGTGATATTAAAGTTAGCTCCATATGAAGAGGGAGAATCCTCTAGGAAAATAGTACCCTGACGAGTCACTGTCTGGTCTTGTGTTCCGGAAAAAGTACAGTTGTAAATATTTACAGTACCATCAACCTCTGTTGCATTATCATCTGCAAGATCAAAGAAAGTGGTTAAGTTTTCTCCAGTTACTGTGATGTGTTTAATGTTGATAACAGCGGCGGTAGTAAGGATTTGGGCTGGGACGGTGGAACTGGAACGTACTCGAATTACAGGTAAAGTGTTCCCACCCCCAAAAAATCCTTTTTCAATATTAATAGTACCTCGAATATTGGCTAAAAGTACACCAGTTTGAGCAATGGGACTTTCACTTTTAATATGAAACCGTTTAATAGTAATACCCCCTGTACCGTCCATAAGCAGCATGATTTGCTTAGACATGTCTTTCTTAAAGAAAGTGCAGTCTTTAATCAGCAAAGAAGATTCAATTCTCCCTGCTTCATGGTACATTTGGAAACAATCCCCGAACCCATTTTTACCTTGGTCATTTCCATTTACATCGGTATTTGGATATTTAAATTCACAGAATTCAATTTTATCCACGCTACCTGCTCGATAGGAATTTGTAGCTGTTGCTCCAAAAGTCACATTATCTTGAGCAGTATTACTAATCTTACCGTATTGTAAAGTGATGTTATGCTTGTAAGCAGTTACACCAACGTTAGGACCAAAGATATAAAAGCGTTTTAAAACTGCAATTGAAGTGGCACTCGTGGCACTAGAGACACCACAAGAAACACCTACTTGTAGGGTATCGGTGCTTAAGATAGTAAAGTCGGTAATGGTAGTACCACTACGAGCATTAGGAATACTAATACCAGCAAAGGACGTTACTCCACGTAAATCAAGAGTCCACATCCCTTCATGACTACCCGCTGTTCTTACAGCTTTTGTTGGAAGTAACTGAGAAACATCATCAGCCGGTAAATTTAAAATTAAAACATTAGAAGCAACCCCATATCCTTGATAAGTTAAAGAGTTATTTGGAACTGTGATAACACCGCCAGTAGATACAGTACCATTTTTAATGTTAATGGTATCTCCGTTTGCGATTGTATGTGATCCACTTTGTCCAGGAATAAGTCTCCAAGGGGAGGCTGTAGTTAGGCCATCATTCCCCTCATCTCCATTTTCAGGATCAACATAGTATGTAGTAGCCATTATGCAGCATCCACGTAGTACACAATATAGGTACCCAGGGTAATGTCAGCAAAAATACCATTATCCATAAGCACCCCTACTCCAGGCCCCGCAGGATATAACAGCGCACCGGCGGTGGCCGTAGACTCCGCTGAAATAGGAGCAGTACCAGAAGCAGCCGTATTGTCATAAATTGTGATGTTGGTACCAGCAGTAGTTACTTTAACTGCATATAAAATACAAGCACCAGTTACCACAATACCGTCAGCGGACACGACTGCTTTTTTAACTACAGGACCACCAGCAAGGCGATCAAACTGTGAGAGTTCTCCAGCAAGGGGGGCAATGTCTAGCTGCCCTGTTGTATTACCTTTAGCAGGTACCCATTTTCCAGATTGACCGTTAAAGTCCTCTGAAGTCTTTAAATGAATTGTAGCATGTGCTCCCATATTAATCTCCTAGATTGGCTTACGCTTGAGGGAAAATTGTAAAGATGGGGCTTCTCACCCCAATTGTCGTTACTTCTTTTAACCACGAAACGCGTAAGCGTGGAATACCTGGACTCGTTAGAGGAAGGTATCAGTCGTCTACTTGTTCACCAGCACCGGCAACAAAGTATTCAATAACTACATAACCAGTGCCACCAGCAGTGCTGGAACCAACAGTGTATGTAGAGATAACAGCTTTATCTTCAGTGAGCTTGCTAAAAACCCCAGAACCAGTGCTGGTGCCTGAGTTTACCAAACCTACTTTAGTCGTAGCCATAGAAAACGCCGAAAGAATGGCGCTGGTACTTCCTGACCAACCAAGAACAAAGCTGCCGGCAGCGGTAGAAGCATCCACTGTTTGAATTACGTGGACACCTACAATTACTGCATCTTTTGGGATCACACATTTTGGAGTTGAACTATCTGTCCGTGCAATGGGAACGATCTTAGTGATAAGATCACGTCCCTTTGGATAAGACAGGCCAACTTGTCCCGCGACAAAGCTAGCCATAGTCAGTCACACTCCAGGTGAGGCGTAGACACCACGACGGTCAGTCCAGCCAAAGCTATAACGAGCTGTCGCCTTATACTTAGCGTTCTCAGTGTCAAAGTCCTCATCCATAGCAAACTCATCGCCACGTCGCTCGAAATACTTTAGACCATCCTTAACATCAGTTAAAATGAACCAAGCATCTGGGTCAGTCAGATAATGGTTAATCACGATTTCAGGAATCATGCCCATTGTCTTCAGAGCGTTAATGTCGTTTAGATCAGTACCCACGCGGCCATCGGTCTTCAGAATACGATTGGCCTCGAAAGTCAGTTCCTTAGGAAGGACCAGCTTACGGGGACGAACAGCAATCTTTAAACCACGATCATTGGTGAAACCGGCAATATCAATACACGCTTGTTCCAGAGAAGCTTCTGACATATCGACAGGAGCACCAGGACCATTAGTGTAAGTACCACCAGCCACGTTAGGCGCAGTAGCATCACCAGTTGTACCAGCAGATACAATTAGTGTAGCGCCGTCACCACCACGATAAGAGGTATTCCACGCACGGTTGTAAACGTTGGCGGCGATGATTTCCTTAGTTTGACGCATAGAGAAAGCAAGGCTTTGGGCCTTCTTCTTAGCTACAACGTCATACAGGTCATCTTCAAACGCTTCACGAGTCACAATAAAGCCGAGGCCATAAGTGACGTGTTGATAGCGCGCGGTGAAACCTTGGCGCATGCTGTCATAAGTGATAGCACCCGCTTGATCCTTAACCACCGCAAGGCCCATACCAGAAGTACCCACGTCCTCTTCAAAAGCACGACGTGACTTATTCTGTTCAAACAGTTTATCCCATTCCACTGGGTATTCGTTATAAGCTTGACCATACCAGGTGTTTACACCGGGCCATAGGCTTTTTGCAAAGCTAGAAGTAGTGATAATTCCACTCATTTGTTATTCTCCTTAGATACCAGTAGTACCAACGCTCTGATACTGATGACGGTTAAACCGTACATGCAGCTTAGCGGAAGCACCCATTTCATTATCAGCACGTCTAACTAAACCAAGAATCTGGAAGTTCAGGGTTGGGGTTGTATTTTCCGTACCAAAATCTAGGTAAGCAGGAGAAACAACTGTTGCGCTGGTGCGGGTACCGTTAGCGTGACTGGCGTTTAAGCCTACATCAGTAACTACTGGGGTACCATTTGATGCTTCTACTTCACAGATAATATCTGGAGCATCAGCAACAAGAATATAACCAGCACCAGAGGCTGCAATTTGAGCGGCAGCAGGTAGATCGAGGGCAGTTGAGCCTGAAGTCATACCACCAGCAGGATCAAACTTACTATGCATTACACCAACAACAATACCAATAGGAACATCAGGGGCACCACATAGATCGGCAGTTGGAATGCCGTTAGCGTCTGAGGTGCTACCAAGTTTAACTACGTCATTTACCAGGATTTCATCCGCAGCAGAGGCAACGTAGTAGAGAGTGGCTTGACCGTTGTAAGGACTACCGTTTAGGTGTTTTACAGGACGGAAGCCTGAAATACGAGAAGTATTAGGCATTTATTTTCCTTTAATTGTGTATAAATGCCCGCTTCATTTAAGAAGTTTCTAGCTTACCATAGTCGGCAGCTTTACGGGCATCACTTTTCATAGAGGCCTCCACTGCATCAATTTCTGCTTGTTTAGTTCGTTGGTCTTCTTCATACCAATCCTTAGGGATTCGCATGACAACGGCCTTCGTTCCTTGACCTACAGAAAAATGAGCGGCTGAGCCTAAAGAACTTGTGTTATCAACACGCTTGTTACCAATTGCGCCAACTTGCTCTACGGTACAGACTTCATAGCCAATACCCTTTAGTTGGTCAACACGATCATCTACGTCGTTTACAATACGGTATACAAACCCTTCTTCCTTGTTCTTAATAGAAAGGCGGTCACGCTTGCCCAGAGGGGCACGTTGGGGGCGGGCACTTGCCACACTTGGAGTTCGAGCCATGATTTTCTCCTTACTTGAGGCCCTTGACGGCCTTTAGATCAGCAATATATTTTTCTTTGGTCAAAAGACCGGAACGTACTAAATCGTTCATAACTTTACGCTCTTGTTCATTTAAGAACGAATCGCTTTCTTTTCCAGCAGGTTTACTTGCTCCTCGACTTTGCTCCACAGAAGGAGCGTGTTCTTTGTTTGGATTTGTAAACTTAGCCGGGAATTCTTTACGTACAGCTTGTTCCACTTGTTTTAGAACTTCTGTAGGAGTAAGCCCCTGGCTTGCTAACGTAGTACCAACATCATCCGCAAATTTTCGCATGTATCCTGTGGTGTTATACCAAGGATTACGTGATTGGAATGCTTGCCATTCAGGATGTACAACTGTTTCTTCGACAATAGGTTGATTCTTTACTTGTTCGATTTCAATGACCTTTGCTTCGGCCTTTTTAATCTCATCGTCAAGTAATTCAAATCGCTCACCATCTCCGTCAGAAAGGGCATCCTTACGTTGGTTCTTTAGTTGAGTTAAGGCACGCTCTACCGCAGCCTGTTCTACTCTAGTGTAGTGTTGCTTAAATGTCTCTAAAGCTTTAGTGACGTTCTTGATTTGCTTGTTTTGTGCCTCGATCTTTTCAAAGAGAGGCTGACGACGTACAAATTCTTTAGCATCAATGAAGTCTTCTTCATCTCCGTGAAACTCGTCCTTAGGACGCCAGCCTAATGCAATTGCTCGTTCTTCAATGGCAGGGCGTTCTGTTGGGGTTTCAACGTTTTCTGGTAACTCGTTTTGGTCTTCTAGCATTTTAATCCTTAAAAATTGCAACAACGTCTTCGTCGTTGATTACGAGGAATACATCCTCTGAGCCGGGTTCTTGAATAAACTTACCACCAAACTTAGCATATGCAATGGTGTCTCCTACGGCAAGTTGTCCTACATAGTCCTCATGGCATTTGGAACCAATTTGTAGTACAGTACCTTTGTCAACATTAATTTGCTCTTTACGTTCAGATAGTTCAGTAAGGATGATACCTGCCTTACGGGCAGAATCAAACACCTTATCGTGCTCTTGAATTTTAAAAGGTTTAATAAGGATTCTACATCCTGTCACAGTAATGGTCATTAAAAGCCCTCTACGGTAAATTCTTTTGGATTAATATCAGCTAGTGCGCGTAAATACCCCTGTCGGTATTTTAGATCATCTACATCCCACGTTAACACTTCGGTTAAGATTTCTGAGATGCGCTTATCTATTGCTTGTGTGAAGAGACGAGTTACTTCGTCGGTTTTCCACTCTTGGATTTCGAGTTCTGAGATGATGTGGCCTCCTTCTGTTGAGACATTTTTTGCTTATGGGCTTCATCCTGTTGGACTAGGCTTTGCTGTGCTTTAGCGCGTTCTGTAGCACTAAAGATGTTTGCCATCTGAATATCAGAGGCAGATTTAATCATGGCTTGTTGGCCTTGCTGCTGCATTTTCTGTGCATGAGCTTGTGCTTCCATTGCCATTTGTTGCTCTTTACTTCTAGCTTCTAGCTCCATTTGAGCTTGCTTCATTTGAATATCTACGGCTGCCTTTTGTTGGTCAGCTTGCATCTTCGCTTGAATAGCCATCATCTTTGGATCTGGAGGTGGTGGTGGTACTTGACCACTTTGAATAACCTCATCACTAAAGAGTTCTTGCCAATTGGGTTGTTCTTGTGCTTCTAACACTCTTGACAACACTTTAATTGGATTAAAAATAGGACCAGCTACTTGAAGCATTTCCATGAGGCCTTGTGCCTTCATGAGTTTTTCTTGTTGACTTGCTGCATTAGGATCAGCTCCAGGAGCTACATCACACGCAGAGCTATCAAAATCGTCAGGGTTTACTTCCATATCAAGTACAGTGATGTACTTGTTAGGATCAAGATATGTGCTGTTAAGTTCAAAGACCTTATCAAACTCTTCTGAAAGAGCCCGGAAGATCCGCTTATAAACAGCAGTGAATACCTTCATACCCTGTTCTACAGTGGCCATCGTAGTTGTGGCCGGAGTATTCTGGCCAGGCATTTTCCCCGTAAAGATTTCTGCTACGCTGGCAAGCTCTTTCCCAGAGGTAATAAGGGTCCCCATGAGTTGGAAGAGTACGGATGACGGTTCTTTAGTTGGTAGAGGAACAATTTGCTTGCGAAGGTCGTCTGCTGTTGCATTAACGGGCCGCCATTCGCCGGGACGCAAAGATTGATCGCCCATCTTGACTCGTAGGGCTTTACCAATAAATCCTGACTGAAGGTTGTGTAAGTGGCCACTATCCACCAATTGGTTAATTAGAGTGTTGACACTCTCGTTAATAGGACCAAGAAGCACACCAAAACCAATGTCATAAAAACTACCATCAGGGTTTGGAATAAATCCAAACTTGGTGTACATTTGAATTGGCTTAATTCGTGCAACAGAACCATCTTCTTTAAGCTGTAAATCCTTTTGTAAATATCGGGGGCTCATACGTAAGAGCTTACCAGAGTTATACTCAAAGGTAACTACATAAGGTTCTGCGTACCCGTCATCATCCAAATCGTAAAAGGTATGTTGTTCAATTAGAGTATAAGGGAGACTAGAAGCATTTGTATCTGCATCTGCTGGAGCTAAATTAGGGGCTGCAACAGCATCACCCAAGTCTACCTCTGAGTAAATCCCTAAGTTCTGGCGTTCCTTTAGAAGACGAGGGGAAAGGTGAATCACCTCTGAAATCCGCTCTGATTCATCTAAACAAGTTGTCCAATAGTTAACTACAATATTCTTAGGAAGAATTAACTTACTCTTAACCTTATCCTCAGTCTTGTCATACCATGTCTTTTTAAACATAGTACCAACAATGGGAAGCATCATAAGCATCTTATCCATGTCTTCTTCCCAACCACCCATTTCATGGAGCAGTTGGTATGACATGTATGTAGAGACACGTTGTGCCTTTTCATACTTCTCCCCTTGAGGATCTTTACCAATGACAGTGGTTGTTACCACCTTACCATTAGAAGGAACCAGGGATGGGTATGAACGCGCTGCAAACTGCATAGCGGCAGTGGCTACAAGAGGGTACTTAACGTTAGAAGCACCTGGCCATGGATATGTCTTATCTTCTTTAGTTTGTTTAGCTAGAGCAATCCAATCGTCAATATTAGATTCCCATTCTCCTCTGCTATCCAGGTCTTCATCAAACCCTTCCTTACAGATTTTAGAAATCTCTAGCTTTTGTTCTTCTTTAAGCCCATCAAGTAGGTTTGCAGAAGCAAGTGGTTTAGTATCCGGTAATGACGCTGCGTCCTGTGTCGGAGTAGCCGCTGCTTCGTAGTTCATCATTGTATTCTTCGTCCTCAATTTCAGATTGGGTTGGGGCTTCTACAAGAGAATCAAGCATCATACCTAAGTATGCGATAGCATCCACTTGGTCGTCATGTCTGCCTCTAGGAAACTTACATAATTCATCTTCAAATGGAGGATACCACTCCCCTGATTTGTCAAATTTAACAGCATGTGCACGTAACCGCCCTTGAATGGACCTTGCTCGTGCAATTTTATCTTTACCACCGTGTTTCAGTACCGCTAAGTTCAAAAACACACCAGTTCTAATCATTTCTTCACGTAAGAAAGGGCCAATGGCCTTAGAAACTTGCATTTCTTCAATACCAAACAGCTCAGGTTCGTATAAACGTTGTAAATTGATGCACATGTCTACAATGTCTCTACCATCTAGACGCTCTCTAATGATATTTTTAACGTGAATAATCTTGTTTTCGTCTACACCAGCCACCACAAACACAGAATAGTCTGCAGTTTCTTTCTCAGAGATGGCTAAGTCAGCCGCGATGTAGTAATGAAGCCTCACATCCCGCTCCTCTTTAGCTAAAGAGATGAAATCTGCTTTCTTAAAGTACGCAACTGACTCATCAATGGGCTCATTTAAGTATTCTTGAGAGTAAACGTCTGCTAAACCACGATCAATAAAGTCTTGTCGTTGTGCAACAAACCACTCTGAATTGTAGTTTTCAGGCCAAAGAATGTGCTTAAAATCCTCTGTGTGAGCACGGTATTTAATGGCTTTCCAAGAAGGCTTTGCTTTCTTAGAGAACACCTTTAAAGGCTCTACAACAGTGTTTCTATCCCATTCTGAGGGCATTAAGTTATTTAGAAGGCTGTCTTCGTGCAGGATGGTTCCTACAATACGAATGACACCTGTCTGGGATAAGCTAGGCACTAACGCACCATAAAACCAACGCTTAAACTTTTGCCGACGCTCTGTGTTCAACACAATTTCATCGTTCTCTAAGTCATCCCCTACAATGAGGTCAGGACGCTTGTTGTTCCACTTTAAACCCCGCATCTTTTGTTCGCTACCCTTGGCAGCAATACGGAATTCAGTACCATCTGTAAACTTAACAATACAGTCGTCTTCTGTATCTTTCATGAATTCTTGTACCTTAAACAAGGTACGGATACGTTCATTATCTGCTAGTTCTTTCTTCACATCCCCAAGGAACTGAGTTGCCTGAGTAATGGTGTCTGAGACAATTAAAACGTACCGTTTGTCTCGAAATAACACGGAGGCTAGTACGTATGCTAACGTAATTGCAGTGGATTTAGCATGCCTACGAGGAGCAGCAATAGCTACTTTGGGATGCTTAGACGCACATAAAGCCCACCAGTCATAGTGACAGGACGGGCTTTCTACAGGATTGTCATAACTACGTTGTAAAAGAGAGCTACTAAAGCCGCTAATAATTTCTGCTGTGAGTTCCAATGTGGAGCCCCCTAAATGAATCGAACACTTATTGCCGGACTACAAAACCGGAGTAATACCATTATACGAAAAGGGCACTTGGCCTCACAACAAGGAATCGAACCTCAGTCAATAGTTTTGGAGACTATTGTGTTTCCACTACACCATTGTGAGGTGGTCCCCTAGACAGGAGTCGAACCTGTAAAATTTGGTTTCTAAGACCAACACGTATGCCAGTTCCGTCACCAGGGGATGTTTGGTCTGAGAGGTAGGATTTGAACCTACAACCTCCGAGTTCCAAGCTCGGCCGTCTAACCAGGTTGACAATACACTCAGGATGTTTTGGCTGTGGAGCTAGGGATCGAACCCAGGACGGAGCGGTTAACAGCCGCTTGCTCTACCAACTGAGCTACACCACAATTATTTTTCTACAGACTCTTGTTTAATGAGGCGTCCCACTGTACCTAGTACTAGTAGTGCAACAGCAATACCAATTAAAGCTGGTGTAGGTAGAACACTTTGAAACTTTTCAGGGACAATAGCCCAAGCAGAAAGAAAAGACGTGTTAATTAAGTTGGCCTGTAATGAAAACATCTTATACCATTTCTTGGCGTTGTCAACTAGTTTCATTTTTAACGTTCTCGCTTACTACGTTGGGACTTAAGACTCCCGTCTTTGTTTCGACTAAAGCTTCTGTTTTCGGAAGCGGATGTAACTCGTAGATTTGACTTAGAATTACTCCCTCCTCTTGAAAGGGGAACACGATGGTCAACGTCTTTTCCGTCTCCTTTAGAGACCTTTCCAGCTCGTTCCATTTCTCTTCGGGCAGCATTTTGTTCAGCTCGCTTCTTCTTCACTTCCGGCTTCGAGGTGTATAGAGCTACTTCCCTCTTGTAATCCCTCTTCCCATTCTTCATGTACGGCACTGGACTGCTCCTTAAAAGAAATGTCTTCTGCAAGTTCTTTTTGTTTGTTTCTGTTTAACTTTTGAAATTCTTTAGCCAACATCGCTAAGGTTTCTTGCACTGTCACTTTGTTATTGTCTATTCTATCAGCCAGAGTTTCTAGCTGAATTTGTTTGTCCATTAGGTGGTTGGTAAGGGTGGCAACGTCTTTAAGACCCACCGGCTTTCTAACCATTTGTCCTGTTTTTTGATTGTAAACCCAATCACCGTTCTCTAGCCTATCTTGTACCAACTCCAAAGAAGTGTCAATGATGGTAGAGAGTTTAGCCCCTCTTTTTGCTTTTGAAGCAGCACGTAGCTCGTCTACAACTGTAGCCCACCATTCTTGCTTTTTCCAATTGCAGAGAGTGTCGTAGGGGACTTCTGTGAGTTCCGACACTAAGCGCATATTGCCGTTAAGCATGTAGAG